TAAAGTGTCTTTTCTACTAGAGAATAAATTTTTTATCGCATTGAAAACACTTTCAGGAGTATCTTTCCAGTAAACTCTTTCGTTTTTTTCAGCCTCTAAAACTTTTATTGCCCACGCCGACCTATTACCAACTACACGGGTATTAACATTAGATCCGTATTTTTTTCGTGCCTTCTCGTAGGTACCATTTACAAGATTTCTTACATACTTATCTAAGGTTTCTTCAAATCTTTGATCGATTAAAACTCTAATATCTATTCTGTATGTCGGGGAGGTCAGTTCTCTAATAACTTGAGCCTTTACTCCGTTCACTGAAGATTTGAAAGTATGTTCTTTTAGGTCAGAATCCGTTTGTCTAAAACCATCTATGCCTTGTCTAGTATTAGAAGGTTTCTCTAACTCTGCTATAGTTTCTTCAAGTAATTTCTTTAAAAACCTTTTGCTCACGTTCTATACATATCCAGCACTCTTCGAATATGGTCCGGAAATCCAGGATCATTTCGTATTGCAGAGCTTCCTGCACCTTCACGAGTAGCTGAACCAATAGTTTGACGCTCTTTCCATTCGTCTTTATGGTAATAAGTTACCAAGTCACTAATAGCTAATTTCAAATCTGAAGGAGTTTCTACATATCCGGCAGTATATACCACCTTTACAGCTCCTACTCCTTTCGGCCAATTTCTATACTGCCCGCTTTCATAAGTTCTAAAAATAGAATCGCTTACAGTATCAAGATACCAAGAATAATCTGCCGGGCTTCCTTCTCCCGCGCTAAATAATTCTTTATAATCGGCCGATTGTGTAGCTCTCTCATATACATTTAAAACATTAATGACAGGGCTTTCTCTTAGTTGTACTACATAAGTATCCCACTGAATATTAAATAATTCTGTATATCCAGGGGAGGCAGAATAAGTATCAAACTCATTACTACAATAAGTTCGGACAAGTTGACTTACACTCGTAATCAATGACTCAAACTTTTCGTCGTACTGAGTAGAGTTTACACCTTCAAATAACTTATACTCATCTAATGTAATTAAATCTGCCATGATTTCCTCAGGAAAAAGAGCTTGGGAGGCCCAGATGAACCTCCCATTCTCAATAAGTATCTATTAATACTTGTGAACAACAACCTGACCAGCTGCTTCAAAGATCTGGTCGAAACCACGTCTTTGAGTAGCAACCAATACACGGCGCTGAGCTTCGACTTGATAGTCTTGCTCAACCGTAGCGCCACGCAATACGGGAACTACGAAGTTGCGGGTATTTACAGCAACACCCCATGCAGCATTTTCAGCTACAGCAGGGAATTCGTCACATACGACTACGGGTGAACCGTAAACCGTACCCAACTCACCCGTTACACGAGTACCAACTTCACCGAGTTCATTAGACTTCTGGAAGTCAACATCATCAAGCAGATCGTAGTAAGCATCCAAAGAAATAATGTATACTACATCACCAGGACGACGACCATACTTGCCCATTGCTTGACGCATATCTAAAAGCTTAGCTGCCGTGATAGAAATATCGACCGCAGGTGAGCCCAAATCAAGAACCATACCAGAGCCTGAAAGATCTTCAGCACGCTTTACAAGACCCTTGTAGCTTGCGGGAGTAGTAATAGAGTCGCCAGAAGCATTACCCATCAAAAGCGAGTGTTCAATCAAACGAGCGTGTGCACGAATCATTGACTCACGAATCAAAGGCAATACTGGAATAATTGCGTCTTCCTCTACTTCATTAGCAATGTAAGACTTTGATACCATCTTTTCAACGGTAAGAATCTTGCTTCCCATTGCAATGCCATCATTAGGAGACGTGCCTGCACGATCTTCTAAGTTGCCGCCAAAGGGATTTTCTGCACCTGAACCTGCAGTGTTACCTGCAGTAGTAAAGTCTGCATAACCTGCATCGGGCATAGTAGGAATAACCATTGAAGCGGCAGTCATCTGAATCTTACGGAAAAGAGGATCCAAAACAAGCTCAAGCTCGATGTCACGCTCAATCGCCGTAGAAACAGTAGTTTCAAAAGCTTCAATAGAAGCGGAAGGAACAGAAACGCCTGAATTTTCATTCACAGCCTTTTCAATTAAAGACTTAGCGAGTTTGTTGTCCCAACCCTTGCGAGAAATAACGCCCAACAAATGAGCATCAACTAAATCAGACTCATGAGTCTTGATAAAATCACGCTCTTGGCCACGATCAGCAAAGACACGCTTTGACTCACGAATCTTCTCAATTTCAGCAGCTTTTTCCGTCAGCTCACCTTGCAGTTCGCCAATAATTTTTTCATAATCAGCATCTTTTTCAGCCATTTTAGCTTCAACGTCAGCCATTAATTTTTCTGTACCGCTAGTTACGGCGGTAACAATACGCTGTTCTTCGTCAGCTTTCTGAGCTTCAGCTTCGGCAGCAGCTTTTTGTTCTGCTTCCATCTTAGCTTGCTCTTCTGCCTTGCGCTCAGCGTCTTTCATTGCCATTGCAGCCGCAGTCTTCTCGACAGCAGCGGCTACGATAGCGTCGATATCAATATCGCTCATAGTTTTCTCCTGTGCTTCGACTTGTGATAAGTCTTTTGGCATTGATTCGTCAGAATGTTTTTCAAACTCAACAGTTACTTTATCTTCGGTCTCCCGAACACTCAGTACATGTTTCTCTTCGGAATCGTTTAATTTGAAAGATTTCTTGAACTCTTCGTACTCATTCTCTGAGTCAAAAGATTTCGCAAGAGAAAAGGTTGCAGCCTGGTTAGCAGGAACCGTGACTACCGAAACCTCCAGTAATTCTGCATCCTTGATCTTGTATCCATCGGTTTCCGTCATATACTCCGCGTCCTTGACTCGGAAACCAACAGAAAAAGCTCCAAGAACGCCTTCTTTAATCAATTCGCCTACGTGACCAGCAGATTTAGCAATTTTTGCTTTTAACTGCAGACCATTATCATTCGTACCAAGCTGAACTGCCCGGCCAATCGGCTGATTGTAGTCATGATTAAAAAGAATTACAGGGTTATTAAGAAAGTTGTCAAGCCCGCCTTTAGTCCAGGCCTCTGTCTCAATAACATCTCCAACTCGGTCAGTACCATTAGTACTGGCCATTCCAGCAATGTGAAGGTCATCGCCCTCATCAAATGCTTTGAAAGTGGAGCCAATATGAAAAATTTTATTCACTTGATTCTCCTCTTGCGGTACGAAGTTTCTCTAAAGTATAAAGTTCGTCTCTGGGAGCTTCTACTGGCTCCGCTTTTGGAACCGGAGCTGGTTCCAGTTTTTTAGTGGCTGGCTTTGCAGCGGTCTGCTTTTCGTATTCTCGAAGAGCCGATACTCGAATTCTATTCCAACCAGATCCAGGAAACGCCCTTACTAAAAGTCCTCTATCAAACCCTAGATCTGCGTCTGGTACAAGACGAAACTCTCTTGAGGTCATTTTCTTCTGTCCTCTTTCAGTTAAAAGTTTCCCTAATTTAAAAAGAAGTTCTGATTTACTTGCCATATTTATTCCTTCTCTAAAGCTTCTTTATTTACTTCAAAAGTAAAGCATTTACTGATCTGACCCATCATCTGCTGGCCTACCTCCTTCTGTTGGATTGGCTGCTGATCCTGCAATATTTGCAGGTACTCGAAGCTCGCCTGCCCCAAACTGTTCATCATAATTTAATGCCTCTCTTGCTTCATTCGGAGTAATAATTCCTGTATTTACAAGAGTGGCGTAATATGCGGCAGCATCTCGAAGTTCTGGCTGAAGTGCGGGAATATTACTCACGTCTTCAGTAATTTCATATCCGAAAAATCTCTCTAAGCCATAGTTAATCTTTCGGATAATCGGTAAAACCGTTTCTAAATAGTAAAGTCGATGATTTGGGCGAATGTTTGCATTATTCCCAGAATCAAGCATAATAGGTGGAACACCTAACACCTTTAAGATTTCTTTTTCGGCAGTTTCAATAGACTGCTCAAAATCAAGTTCTCTAAAGTTGACATTTGAAAGTGCGTCTAAGTCCATTCCTCCATCTAAGATCAGAGGTCTTCTTCCCCCACCATCTGGACGATAACGAGTCATCCAGGATTGAATCATTCTTTCTTTGTTCTTCTCACTTATGACCGCCGGAGACTTAAGAACCAACCCAGGAACTGCACCGTTCTTAAAGAAATTATCTTGAAATTCTCGCATACGAGTAAGCTGAGACATAATGCGACGAGCCGCTCTTAGTCTGCTGGTTCCTCTATAAATGCTATGAAAGGAGTTTTCTTTTACGTGGATAATTTCTGAGGGAGAGTAGTCAATACTCTTCTGGAAAGTAAACTTTTGTATATAAGTTTTCTTATCTGGTTCAATGTCTGTGTAAACAGCAGGTAAATGGTAGAGATGCGCCCCATCAAAGTAGACAAAAATATTTCCATCAAGTATATAATCGATAATGAGGTTTCGCTTAAAGGTGGAAATATCTTGAAAAGGATTCGGCTCTTTATTCAGTAGCAACTGAACTCTTGAACGTCTTACTCCTTTTGCAACCGAATTCAGTCCCTGAATTGGTTCGCCTACCCGAAGGGGGATCTCAGCCGTGTCGTCAACAATCATATTAACGGCACGATTCACAACTTCTAAATATTCATAGTATGCTGTATAATTAGTCGGAAGCTCACGAGAACCTATAGGCCCTGCACCTTCGAGACTAACTACAATCTCTTCCTGGGCTGGGTTGAGCTTTTCTTTCTGCCAGAAATTATACCATGCCATGTTTTTCTCGTTGAATCTCTACCCAGCGCATTTGCTTCATTGCTGTGTGAAGCGGCGGATTGCGCCCATAAATACTATGCAGCTTTAGATGGTGCTCATGGCACAAAGTAACTGTATCGTTATACAGTTCTTGCCAATTATCCTCGATAAACTCGTCTCTCCAGATTGTAATGTATTCATCTGTGTAATGTTCTGGACGAAGTTTTTTCTTCTCTTCTATCCACTTATGATACAATGGAGCCAGTGTATAGAAATGATGAAAGTCGAGTCTTACCTTTGCATCGCAAATCTCACAAGCATCGCCTTTTTCATATTTCGCTTTGGCTTTGTCTCTGATATACTTGATCGGGTCGCGTTTTAGCTGTGCCATTTTTATAAATTATACTGAGAGGTTAGTTGAAAGTCAAGAATTATTTTTTCTTCGGATTTAAAATGTCGGAGCGTTCTCTTGAAAGCTATAAAGAGCGTATCGTAATGCGTCAGCCATATGAGAAGAAGAATCGTGTACAGGTTTCTCTTTGATTAAGTTCGGATTTGGATCCCACCGATATTGGTCGAGAGATCGAAGAACTTCTACACACGAAGAATCAACGATAAGCCGATCATTGTCAATAAGGGAAGCTACGTGGCCAATCCCATCCACAACAGATTTTTTGGCGTTAATGGTTGAAATGTCATATTGTTGAGCAAAGTCAAAACGTGTTTGTGCTGCTGCTGCGTCGATAAAGCAATAGTCGACTTCTCGTCGATCAATGATTTCTGCAAGATATCCGGCATGTTCCTCCGTTGTGCGCTCCGCGGCATAATACTCTTCCATGAGATAGTATTTATCTCCGTCGAAAGCAATTACGCACAGTGCTGTGGGGTCTTTAAATCCTACGTCGAGCCCCGATATTATATCCATCCCCCTACAATCCATTTCGGACAGATCTTGCACACAGTCTTCATAATTGAAGTTCCAAATCTGTCCTTCGAATACGTTAAAGTCTGCCTCGTATTCTTGTGCAAACTCGGCTTGTGACATTGAGCGCCGAGCTTCTGCAATATCTTCTTCTGATGCTCTTGGATTATCCTCCCAAGTAGCTTTTATGCTGGCCCATTCAGCAAATTCATCAGTATAGCCCCGATTATAAAAACGACTGAACCAATTGTTACGACCCCGAGGAGTGCTAATAAATAAAGCCTTACTACCCGGTTTATCGAGTGTGGGTCGGATGGCAACATTGAAGGCAGTTTCTCCATCCGCCAAAGCCGCTTCATCGAAGAGAACAAAGTCATATGAACGTCCTACTACTGAATCAATTTGATTTACAGAACCGAGTCGAATTGTTGAGCCGTTTGTCAGTTCAATTACACGGTCCTTCGCATTATCTCGTGCAACTTCAAGGTCAAAGTGTTTTATAAGATTGCGTTGAAGGTCAAACGATATGTTACTAAGGTTATAATTAGGGCTAACAATAAGTACATGGCATCCTGGAACGAGGGCGACGCATTGGGCAATAATATTTCCGATATACGTCTTCCCTTGACGACGACTAAGAGCAGCGACAATAAAGCGATACTTGCTAGAATTAATTGCATTGATGAGAGCCATCTGCGATGGAATTGCAGTAATTCCGAGCAGCTCAAGGTACGACTCAATCGGTACCTTTAGGAATGATCCTCCGTCGAGGATTCTGTCGTCGATGATGTCTCTTCTACTGAGTTCCATTCTTCTTCACACTCACATGGGTCGCAATCACACTCTTCACAAATCTTGTGCCCTCTTAATCTTTCTAATGGGCTTAATTCCTCAGAAAGCTGAACAACCTCGGGAATTTCTTTAGGGGGAAGGTGTAAATGTTCTGCTTCTGCTTTTTCCGCCTCTTTATAGCTGTGAAACTTTTGTGGAAGATATGTACTTTTCCACATTCCTCTTTTTTGATAAATCATAGAACATTTCCTGCAGCAACCATTCCCGCTAAAAAGAGAATGACTGCTCCTCCGCCTGCCCAAACGAGACGATGTAGAGATTGAACCGAAAGTTTGACTTCAGCCCATCGTTCCTTTGACTCTTCCTTTCCTTCTCGAAGTTCGTTAAATATTGTTCTCCATCTCTCTTCGCACACAGCTTCGTGCTGTAGAAAGGCGCTCTTCAAATCATTCAGATCCTGGTTGTCCACCTAAAAGTTTCTCCATTAATTTTCCGTAATTTCCTTCACCAAATGGAGAGTTGATCTGCACGTTCTGCTGTTTGATATTCGTAGTCGCTTTTGCTTCTTTGGAATGATCTGTGGAAATTTTGTGCGCGAGAGCAATTATATCTACAAGGTCTTTACTGGAATACTGATCGGAATCACGAGCTTCTTGAAGTTTATTTTCAATAACTTCATCAAGAAGTTCAGC